GGTGATAATTGGCTGGCATCTTCACACAAAGAGTGGTTAGATAAGGTCAAGAAACTTGTAAAAGGTGACAGTTATACAAAATCGGTCTGCACTGTGGCTGATATGGAAGCCTTGGTAGAATCTATTAGTGGTTTGAAGAAAGCTGCACCACAAGCTATGCGTTTAATTCGCAAAGCGTTCTGACAAGAGAGTAAAAGCATGACTACAGTAAGCAAGGAAATACCTAAGACCCCTGCACAAGTGCGTAAGTGGGAAGCTGGCAAAGAGTATCGTTGCGTCTTGTCTAAGTCGCCGGGATACAAAGAAGGTCAAATCTACAAGGCATACAAGAACGCTGATGGCATTGTGTGCTTTACAGGATCAGACGGTTACGAGGATTGGTGTAGCAATCTAGTCAGTGGCTTTATCGAAATCAAAGGGAGCAAGTGAAATGAAACTTGAAGTTGGTAAGAAGTACGTCCTAAAGTCTGGTCAGATTGTTGGGCCGTTGTATGATATGGAAGATGGGATTTTTGGAAGTTCTGACTATGTTGATCGTTTTCTTCCTATGTGGACAGAAGATGGTAAAGCTGACTTCTTTACTAATCCAGAAAACAACTACCCTGAACATGATATTGTTTCGGAATACCTTGACGAATCGTTCCGACTACTGTAGAAACTAAGCATGGAAACAAGGGAGACTGACATGACTGACGTTATCAATACTCTGGATGTAGTAAAAGTCAAAGACACTATTGCTGCTAAAGGAACCCGCATCTGCACTGTTACCTTTAAGAAAGTTGATGGTTCTGTTCGTGTTGCTAACGGTCTGTTCCGTCCTTCCTCTCACATCGTTGGTTCTGAACAGGGTTTCCGTCAGTCTGAGCAGATGAAAGAGCGTGGTCAAATCCCCTTCTATGACCTTCAAAAGAAGGCTTGGGTGTCGTTCTATGTTGACCGTGTAGTAGAAATTCGGTAATGATACCAATCGGTTTGACCAGAGAGCAACAACTATTGGTCCCTATTGATAGCTACATCAAGCAGTTGGAGCAGATGTCCTCTAACTACGAATGGGATGGTGAATTGGAGAAATGTGATGCCATACTCGTAGAACTACAGACTGTCCGAGAGTATCAAATCGAAACGGGTAGTTTCTTCTACCCACTGTTCTGAGAGCAACATGCTCGCAAGCTACGCAGAGGAAATGATGATGGAACTTGGCGATAAATTCAAGGTTATGTCCCGTGGTGATAGACCTTTTCATTGGGATTTGACCAATGACGTTGATGAAGAAACGGCTTTGATCGAAGTCTCTGTAGTTGAACCAGACGAATACTACACAAAGATGTATAATCTTGGTGACAGTCTGGTTTGGGACAACGAAAACTACGGAGAGTTGGTCAAAGTTGCAGAGCCGGAAGAAGGTTTTACGCAGTGGGTGCCTTTGACTAGCCTTCAACCTGTTTGACAACGACAACGAATCACTGTATAAACTCTGAACCGAAGCAAATGGAGACTGAAATGAAAGTTGGCGATAAAGTTACGATCAAGGCTAACAAGTTTGACCACGGCCATTATGACATGATGCCTGTTAGTCAACCGGGTTCTACGGCATACATCACTGAAATCTTGGAGCATGGCGCACAACTGGCAACCTACCCTGATTGTGACCCTGATGAACATTCTGGTGACAGCCTGTTCTTTGCCTTTCACGAGTTTGAGGTGGTCAACAACTCTACGTTCAAGGTTGGTGATCGTGTTCGGTTGTCTACGCAAGGCATCCGTAAATGGCGTGCAAATGGGTTTGATGACAATGAGAGTGACAACCCCATCTTTGTTGATGGCACTGTGCATGAGATTGTGGAAGAAGATGAAGGCGCATATGATTGGGGCTTCCGTTTTCGTGTGTCTTGGGACAACGACCGTATCAACAGCTACATGGAAGGGGATATTGAAGATGCTGCCTGACGACAAGGTATACTGTCATGGGTGTGGCTTATGGGTAACACCCGATGGATGCACCCGTACATTCTGTGAAATCTATCTTGGCTACACAGATGACTACTCAGAGGAAGATGACTATGAAGATCAATGAGTATCTTGGTGTAGACTGGTATGACATCTTCAATGTAGACGATTACTTCTACATCCTAGAAGACTATTACTATTGAGTAGTCTATGGTTCCTTGTATGGGAGTATGTATATAGGGAACGGTGGCGGAAGGTTCTTGTAGTAAGTGGGTGTCTGGTTGGGTCTTGTCAAGGGGTAGCTTGAGAAATATTTCTTCTTTCTTACTTCTTGACAAGACTACCTACACAATCTATCTATCAACGTCTCAGAAACGAAAGTGAGAATCAACTATGAACATCAAGATGCTTGAACAGGTCGAACAGTGGCTTCTCGCTGGCGCTCCTGAACGTAAGTTCGACATGAACGTCCTCGTTGACGATGTGAAGGACAAGGAAAACTGGTGTGGCACTTCCTGCTGCATCGCAGGGTATGTCTTCCAACAGACCAAAGCCTATGAAGCTGTTGTTAAGAAGGACGAACCCTTCTTCCAATGGCAACACGACATTGAGCAAATTGCTGCTGATGCTCTTGGGATTACCCGTAGTGAAGCCAACAAGCTGTTCTTCATTAACAACAGTGAAGGTTACGACTACCAAGGTGATTGGGAAGCTATCACTCCTGCACAAGCAGCGCAAGCTGTGCGTAACGTGATCGACCACGGCACTCCACTGTGGGAAACGATCTTGAACTTTGAGGATGTGGATTACTGAAATGCTAGGTATCAAATCGACTGTGACTATCCCCAAAGAGTGTTTTTGGTATGAGTTTCGCCAGAACAACAGCGGTGGACGCTATGACATTAACGAGGATGTGTCTGTTCGTGTCTTGATCCAAGCTGCTACTCCTGCCGAAGCTAATGCCCGTGCAGAACAAGTTGGCATCTACTTTGATGGTTGTCACTCTAACCTTGACTGCGACTGCTGTGGTGACCGTTGGGACAAAGCATGGGATGCTCTAGAAGACTTCACGGTGTATTCTTGGATGGGAATTGGCAGGCCGGATACTGTAACCTATGACAGTGTGTTTGACTATGCACAGGCTGTTGCAGATGAAGGTTGGGGCGACAACAAAAAGCCAGAGGTGATTGTTTACTTTGCTGATGGTGCCAAGATCAGGTTCTACAACAGCAAGAAGTAACCCCTTCCGTGGAAATTGGTTAACAACAGAAAGCATAAGATGGAAGACTATGAAGTAAAGCACCAACCCTGCCCATTCATCAAGTGTGGTTCATCTGATGCTTTCTGCTTTAACACCTATAAGAGAACAGGGTATTGCCATTCATGTGGCACTGCCTACCCCATAAGGAAAATGAAGGTCTATGATTGGGTAGCTGAGAAGTATTCCTTGAACAGAGAGGTCAAAGTGAAAGACGAAGATCAGCAATACAAGCCACACTTTCAGTATAATAAAGATGGCCTTATTGAGATAGAAGAACCTACGGGTGTTTGGGACTTCCGAGGTCACAGGAAAGTAACTTCCTCTACCATGACTGCATACGGTGTTAAGTCGTTTGTTGTTGACGATCTGCCCATCAAGCACACTTACACATACCCTGATGGATCGACCAAGACGAGGTTCTTTCCTAAAGAGTTTGCTACAGCCAATGGCTTCAAGAGTGACAAGCTGTGGGGTATGGACAAGTTTCCTGCTGGCTCTGCCAAGGCTGTTACGATCACAGAAGGTGAACTAGATGCCATGTCTGCCTACCAGATGCTTGGTAGTAAGTACCCTGTGGTATCTCTGCCCTCTGCTACGCCTAGCAAGAAGCTACTTGAGAACTGCAAGGATTGGCTTGGTTCCTTTGACAAGATTTACCTGTCTCTGGATGCCGACGACAAGGCTGAACGCTTTGCTCTAAACCTGATGAACCTGTTCCCCGGTCGTGTGTATAAGGTGCCACACGATGTGTACAAAGATGCTAATGAATTTCTCTTGGCGGATGCTGGCGACAAGTATCGTAGTGCGTGGTGGTCCTCTGGTGTCTATACACCTGATAACATTTATGCAACAGAAGAAGACTTCCTTGAACTTCTCTACGATACGCCTGACCATTCGTATGTTCCGACTAACATCTTTGGTCTGGACGAGAAAATCCTTGGTCTGATGCAGGGTCACTTCACGGTTATCAAGGCTCCTACAGGCATTGGTAAGTCTGAGTTTATGCGGTATCTGGAATACAACTTCATCAAGAATTATCCAGAGGTTCGCTTTGCTACATGGCATCTTGAAGAAACTAAACTTCGTTCTCTGCTTGGTGTTGTGTCGTATTTCCTTGGTGACAACCTTACTCGCAAAGACTTGATTATGGAAAAGAATCGCTTGCGGGATGTCGAAATGGCGATTAAACACATCACTCAGAAGACGGGATACATGCAGTTTCACCTTCGAGAAGAAGATGGTGCTGATGAACTGATCGAACAAATCCGTGTTCTGACACAGGTATATGGGTGCAAATATGTGTTCTTTGAACCAATCCAAGATGTTGTTACAGTTTCTAGTGATGAAAGCAAAGAGGCTCTACTTGCTGACTTGTCTGTTCGTTTGTCCAAACTTGCCGCTGATCTGAACGTGGGTATCGTTACCATTGGTCACACTAACGACAATGGTGACTTCAAATACTGCCGGATGATTGGTCAACGTGCTTCTGTCATCATCGACCTTGAGCGTGACAAAGAAGCAACAGACATGCTTGAACGTAACACGACACGGCTTATCGTTAAGAAGAACCGCCCATGTGGGCTAGAAGGAAATGCGGGTGAGTTGCTGTTTGATGGCGAGACGTTCACCCTTAGTGAGAAAGGATCAGGTTGGTGAAGATCAAGGAAGTAACACTTGAACCTTTGCGTTCAAAGCACTATACAACAGACTTGACCGTTAAACTTATGAACAGTGATCTTGAAGTTTTTCACTACAACATCAGTATCTCTGGCTATTCATCTGTCCCAAGTATACGGGAGACTGATAGAGGTTGGGAACCCGACGAGGGAATGAACCATGTTGAAGGCCAAGAGCATCATATCCTTGCCCTTATCATCAAAGAAGCCTTGGAGAAGTGGAAATGAAAATGCGTGATGCAGACGAAGCCTATCAAGATTGGTTGGATGAACCTATGGCTGCACAGTGGAGCCACACTCGCAGACAGTTTGCTAAGAAGGTAGGCACAAACTTCAATGATCTTAGTTGGGCATTTGTCATGGGCTATACCCGTGGACAACAAAGCATGGTGGAAAACAATGATGTCTAAGGATGTGGATGCGTTCTTTGCTTGGATGAACGAAGGTATGTTTGGTAGCGACGGGACAATGACCCGTAAAGACTTTGCTGCAAAGCACTACATGCGTCTTGAAGACCTTGAGTGGGCTTTCTGTTCTGGTCGTATGTCTTTGAAACTAGAACAAGCGAAAGAGGGAAAATGAAGATTGTCGTTCTGGATAGCGAAACTGACGGTTGGCTAGAGGATGTAACCAAACTCCATGTTGTCGCATGGACCGAAGACGGGGAGAACTTTCACCATACCAACGACCAAGATAAGATTAAGGAAATCTTGCTTGACTGCAATACACTGGTCGTGTGTCACAACGCTATTCGGTATGACCTTCCTGTGTTTAACAAATTGCTTGGTATCAAGCTGGAATACCCTAAGTTTATCGACACTCTTGCACTGTCTTGGTATCTTAACTTTGAACGATCTGCACACGGTCTAGAGGGCTATGGCGTTGACTACGGTGTTCCTAAACCAAAGGTCACTGATTGGTCAAACCTGACCTACGAAGACTATGCACATCGCTGTGTTGAAGACGTTAAGATCAACTGGAAACTCTGGAAGGAACTGGAAGGCAAGCTAATCAAGCTGTATGGCTCTCTTGATGAAGCTATGGACCTTATCCAATACCTTAGTTTCAAGATGGACTGTGCAAGGGAAGCAGAGGAAGTTGGTGTTCGTCTTGATGTTGAACGGGCGCAGCGTAACTACGACGAACTGGAACAGAAGCAGGCAGAGAAGTTTCAGGAACTTGTGTTGGCTATGCCTAAGCAACCTGTCTACAAGACGTTCAAGCGTCCTGCACAAATGTATAAAGGCAATGGTCTAATGACTGTCGCCTATCAAAGATGGGAAGATGCCCTACGTCAAGCAGAACTGCCCTCTGACTACGACAAAGACGAGTTTGATCTTGTTGTTGATTGGGAAGATGCCAACCCCAACAGCGATGTTCAGGTTAAGACTTGGCTCTACAAACTTGGTTGGGAACCCCTAACGTGGAAATATGAGAGGAACAAAAAGACAGGTGTAGAAAAGCGTATTGCACAAATCCGGTATCCAGCAACACATCCCGAAGCTGGTCAACTCTGCGAAAGCGTTGTACGTCTAAAGGAACAAGCCCCCGGAGTGGAAATTCTAGAGGGTCTTACTGTGATCCGTCACAGGAAAGGTTTCTTCAAGGCTCTGTTGGATAGTCACAAGGATGGTTGGCTCAAAGCCTCTATCGCTGGATTTACCAACACCATGCGCTTCAAACATGCCAAACCACTAGCCAACATCCCCAAGGTGGAAAAGGCTTATGGCGCAGAGATTAGGGGTTGCCTGATTGCACCAGAGGGTTACGACCTGTGTGGTTCTGACATGGTGTCCTTGGAAGATACTACCAAGCGTCACTACATGAAGCCATACGATCCGAAGTATGTAGAGGAAATGAGCAAGAAGGGGTTTGATCCCCACCTGAATCTTGCTGTGTTTGCTGGTGCGATTACACAAGAAGAAGCTGATGCCCACGCAAGAGGGGAAGTCAACCTCAAGCCTGTTCGATCTAAGTACAAGGCGGCTAACTATTCGTGTGTGTATGGGGTAGGTGCAACAAAACTCGCAAGAGAAATCGGTGTGTCTGTTCCAGAAGCAGCCAAGATCATCAAGGCTTATTGGGAACGCAACCACTCTGTTACCAAGGCTACAGAGGCGTTCAAGGTTAAGATTGTTGGCAATCATATGTGGTTGTTCAACCCCGTGTCTAAGTTTTGGTACAACCTTCGTTCTGAGAAGGACAGGTTCTCTACTGCTAACCAATCGACTGGTGTTTACTGCTTTGACACTTGGCTTTACTTCTGTCGTCAGGCAAAGGTCAAGGTTGCTATGCAGTTTCACGATGAAGTTGGTTTCTATGTGCCAAAGACCACCTCTGAGTATGCAGAGAGCATTGTGAAAGGTGCTATCGCAAAGACCAATGACCTACTGAAACTGAACATCCTTCTTGATGTTGACGTTAAGGTTGGTGCCAACTACGCAGAAACCCACTGAGGAAAATCATGGATATGACAATCGAAGAATATCACGACTTTTATCGACATTTCTTTTGTCAGAAGTCTTGACAAAAACCAACAATACAACTAACTACACTCTCCCGACAAAACGAGGAAATCATGGCTAAAACAATCTACAAAGAAGTCGTCACTAAAGGTCCAATCGAGTGGGCAAGGGTCTTCGAGAGCAATCGTGACCTTAGCGGTTACGAAGGTATCTACGAAAGCACTGATGGTGCCTACATCGTCACTCAGGTTCTCAGCAAGGACGAGTTTGAGAAGCTGAAAAAGGCTGGTACTCAAAAGAAGCCCAACCAAAAGCGTATCATGGATGGTGAGATTGCCATCAAGTTTGAACGTCGCCACAAGGTTACTTCCTCAGATGGAACTGAGATTGTTCAAGCTGGTGGTGCGCCTAAAGTGGTTGGACCCAACGGTAAGAAGTGGGACGAGGAAGTGGACGGTCTGATTGGTAACGGCACTATTGCTGAAATCACCAATCTGATTACTACGTTCCCCGGCAAAGATGGTAAGATGGTGAGCCGTACTTCGCTGACCAAGGTGAAAATCCTTGAGCATGTGCCGTATGTTCGTGAAGAAGAAGATGAAGGTGAGGATGCGTAAGATGGCAGCTAAAAAACGTACACACGCTACAGTTGCCTCTATGTATTTCTCTGATGGGGTTTACATAGATTATGTAATGCGGGTTGGTACTGAGAAACAGTGTCAAAACACCGTAGACAGTTTGTATGGCGATCATCAGTACACTGACCCTTATGTTGTTGAAGCAACAGAAGAACTGCTTGATGATTGGGACAACTGTGAAGATGGCATGTTGCTCTATAGCTACGAAGAAGAAGATGAAGGGGAAGACGCATGATGGAAATTTCATTGCAAGCTACTTGCGGTTATACTGGCAAGGTTGTGACTGTCGAACAGAACGGTGTAGAATATCTTGGTGATGTTGCAGAACTCGTATACACCTATCTCCACGCCGCTGGTTACTCCTATGTGAAACAAGTCGTTTTCGTCAAAGACGATGGCGAAGAAATCTCAACTCTGTAAGGATAGAACATGAACGTCCAGTTTGTTGACCCGTTTCCTGAGAAGAAAGAAGTTGGCTTTATCCACTCCAATGGCGCTTTGGTCTTGTTTCCGAATGGAAATCATGGATCAGTCGTGATTAATGGTTGGCAAGGTAACTACGAAGCAAGTGAAGGTAACTACTTCATGTGGCGAGGGGATGCTATTCGTATCCTTTATGAAGGTGACAAAGTGGAGATTACTCTTTGAAAGTAACTGCAAAGCTGGTAGCCCTTACGCAACCAACCATTGCCGTTCCTGCTTCTAATGCGGAGGCCCTAGTTGCATATTGCGCTAGGGTTTCCAACCCCTCTAATCAGGACAACCCCGACTACGAAGGTCTGCTTAAATACTGTATCAGAAACAAACACTGGTCAGTCTTTGAAATGGCTAATGCTGTTGTCGAGGTTGAGGCACCAAGGGACATTACGCGACAACTGCTGCGTCATCGTAGTTTCTCTTTCCAAGAGTTTAGTCAACGCTACTCTGATGAAATCGAGTTTACGGAGCGTGACTTCCGTAGGCAAGATGACAAGAACCGACAGAACAGTGTTGATGACCTTGATGGAGGCACTCTTTATAGTGTAGAGTGTATGATGGGTTATGTTCAAGATACTGTGTCAAATTTCTACAAGACTATGCGTGGTTATGGTGTAGCCAAAGAGTGTGCAAGGGTTATCCTTCCCGAAGGGTTGACCATGAGCCGCTTGTACGTTAATGGTACGCTTCGGTCGTGGCTGCATTACCTTGAGGTTCGTGACGATCCCGGTGTTACCCAATGGGAGCATGTCCTGTTGGCAAGAGAAATCAAGTCGGTACTTACCCCGGCTTTCCCAACTATCTTTGGAATGATGGAGAACAAATGAATATCATTATCAACGGCGAACTTGTTGCAAAAGAGGTAGCACAAGCAATCACAGAACTGCATCAAATTCAGGATGTGGACCTGTATTTTGAAAAGGCTATGTCCTATTCTAAAGAGACGATTGTGTTTCTTATGACCAAGGGTCTGTTGCTTCAACTGATTGAGTTGGAGTTTGGAGTTGATGCCGCTGAGATTTGGGAAATCTTCTCGGAAGCATCTGTCTAATGACCCACTTTGTCCTGATTGATGCCGATCCGTTGGCCTATCGGGCAGTGTTCTCTAAAGGTGACACTCTTGATGGTGTTGTTGATAAGATTGATGAACTCTATCAACAGATCATTGAGAGTGTCGTTTACGAATTTGGTGATGATGATTTAGAATATCATTCCTATTTGACTGGAAAGAATAACTTCCGATACGATATTTGTAAAGACTACAAGGCTCAACGGCCTAAAGAAAAGCCTACTTTCCTAGACTTTGCTAGGTCACACATCATGGATAAACATGGTGCTATCCTGACTGATGGAGAGGAAGCAGATGATGCTATTGCAATTATGGCAACAAAGCATTATCCAGATGCGATTATCGTTTCCATTGATAAAGACTTCAAACAGGTTCCATCTATTAACTACAATCCTGTTAAGGATGTGTGGGATAGGATTGACCACTGGAATGGTTTAAGGTTCTTCTACACTCAATTACTCGTTGGTGATCGTGTAGACAACATTCATGGTATCTATAAAGTTGGACCTGTGAAAGCAGAGAAAATCCTTGATGGTGCAATGACTGAGAAAGAACTTTGGGAACGGTGCCTTGAAGCCTATGAAGGCGATATTGATCGTGCTGTAATGAATGGAAGGTTGCTGTGGCTAAGACGACACGAAGGACAACTTTGGGAGCCGCCAAAAAGCTAGGTTTCAGGTCTGGACTAGAAGTCAAAGTTGCAGAACAGCTTAAGGGGTCTGGTGTAGAGGCTGAATACGAGACGACAAAGATCAAGTATGTCGTTCCAGAAAGTGTTCACACTTATACACCAGACTTCGTTCTTCCTAATGGCATTATCGTTGAAACCAAGGGAAGGTTTGTTGTAGCTGATAGGAAGAAGCATCTGTTGATCCAGAAGCAACATCCTGACAAAGACATTCGATTTGTCTTTACAAACAGCAACAACAAGATTAGTAAAGGCTCTAAGACTTCGTATGCTGATTGGTGTAGGAAGAATGGCTTCATCTTTGCAGACAAGAAGGTTCCTGACGAATGGCTAACCTAGAGAGACTTGAAGATAGTGTAACAGGGTTTGGTCTATGGCGTAAACCAACAGAAGCGGGTGGTTATCGTTACTACACAGACGACAATGCTATTGGTCGTGCTTGTTGGGACGATGCTATTGACGATCCACTGTTAGTCTTTGACATCCTAGATCGTGATGGTGTTCTAGACGCTTGGTTGAAAGTGTATTATCAGCGTAGGATTGAGAAATGTCTAAGATAGTGAGTGTTCAAAGGGGTCCAATCCACTCGTCTGAGGTTCCAGATTGGGATCACGAAGAAGATGGTTTTGGACTTCCCTATGAAGAAGGGTATGTTGTTTATGCAACAGTCATGGATGAACGTGGAGTTATTGAGCCTTCACAACTAATCTTCCAAGATTTCGATGATGCTAGAAAACTGGTGAAGCACTTCACTAAACAAGTGAAACCTATCAAGTGGAAGGACAACTACTAAGTGAGTGATACACTTTACTATGAAGTTGGCGTTCTGGATGAAGACATTATCTATCTAAACACTTTGCAGGAAGACCCTATCGTCCGTAGGTGGTTGGGTATGCTTCGTAGGTGCTACAGCGGTATAGCCTTAAAAGATAACCCATCATACTTGAATGTCTATGTTTGCGAAGATTGGTTAAAGTTTTCTAACTTCAAGAGTTGGATGATAGGTAAAGATTGGAAAGATAACCATCTTGATAAAGACCTACTAGGTGATGGAACCCTATATCAACCCTCTTTTTGTTGTTTTATCCCACCTAAAATAAACTACTTTATGGTGGAGAGCAAATCTAAAAGAGGTGATTGCCCTTTAGGTGTTTATTACCGTAAAGATCGTGATTATTATGAGGCGTATTGCAACGACCCTTCTACAACTAAAAAAGTTAGGTTGGGTGTGTTCGATGATCCACACCACGCTTCTGTAGCCTATCAACAACAAAAACTTATCTTTGCAAAAAGCCTTGCCTCTGAGATTAAAGACCCTAAAGTTTCAGAAAGGTTTGTGCTAAAGTATGAACTAAAACTGCAAGATGCAAAAACCACCTTAAAAAGGTTCTTAGAAGAAAATGAGTAAACGAGCATCCGTTTCCAGCAACAACATCAAGGTCAAGCCTAGAAAGGAAAGGGACTTCTACCCTACACCTGAAAAGGCTGTGTTACCTTTGATTGACCATCTTGAAGGTGAAGCAACTTTCCTTGAACCTTGTGCTGGAAATGGTGCTTTGATCCAACACATCGAATCATTGACATATGCTGATTGGGTTTGTAAGAAAGCCTATGACATTGATCCACAACCAACCACCTACTCTGTCAACATTGAACAACGAAACGCTCTGTCCTTGACAATGAAAGACGTTGTTGATATTGACTACATCATAACGAATCCACCCTTCCAGTGGGACATGCTTCAACCGCTTCTAGATCATCTACCTGATCTTCGACCAACTTGGTTGCTTTTACCTTTCGGATATGCTTGCAATAAGCGTATGGCACCCTATATGGAGAAGTGTAAGAAGTTGGTTCCTATTGGAAGGGTCAAGTGGATCGAAGGCTCTAAACAGACTAGCACAGATGACTATGGTTGGTATCTGTTCACCCATGAAACAACAACAACTAAACTGTATGCAAGGCAATGAGTAAAGAACAAATCCTGAAACTTATCGAAGACCGTGGCTTCACTAGCATCCTTCGGGACCATGACCTGACGCTGTGGAAAGTGCTTGAAATCCTAGATGATCTAGGGTATGTGTATTTGGAGAGATACGAAGAATGAACCTGTTTGCTGTTGCTTGGTTGGCTACTGCTGCACTTGCTGGCCTTAAGTTGGCTGGCATTGCTACTATCGGTTGGTGGACTGTCTTCTCACCTGTGATTTTAGCTGGTATTGTCTTTCTGACTATCTTGACAATCATGTTCATCTGGATGTGGAACAAATAATGGCTAAGTGGGCACTTAACTTGGAAGGTGACTACACTATGAACGACATGGGTATGGACGAATATCAACAAGAGGCTTTGTCTACTGCCATCTATCCTAAAGATCGTGGTCTAGAGTATCTTGCTCTGAAACTCTGTGGTGAAGCTGGTGAGGTTGCAGAGAAGATTGGCAAGTCGATCCGTGACAACAAACCACTAGATGACCGTGACATGGCTAAAGAACTTGGTGACGTTCTGTGGTATGTGGCAAATTTAGCACAGTATCTCGGCTATGACTTGTCTGAGATTGCAGAAATGAACCTTACCAAACTGAAAGATCGTCAAGCCCGTGGCGTCCTTGGTGGAAGTGGGGATAACCGTTGAAACGCTTTTACTACGAAAACAGTGGTGAGCCGGGGAACACTTTCTTTATCATGGAAGGTGAGGGTGGGCAAGAACACGGTCAACCTTTCGACATTGCTATTTGTGTTGTGCAGGGTGAAGCAGATGCCGAATATTTGTGCAAACGTCTTAATCAACTATGGGAAAACCAGAAATGAACGACCTGACTTGGTTCTTGTACTTTGTTGACATTAGCCAGAACATTACCCCTCTCGTTGTTTTGTTCGGCATTGCACTAATTGCCATTGGATTTGCTATCCCGCCGAAGGGTGTTCAACCTTTTGGATATGACCATGAGTTTCCCTTCCAAGGGGTTGGTCGTCTTAAGAACTGGTTTATTGGTTGGGCTGTTGCAATCGCCTTTGTTTGCCTAATCCCCACCAAGGAAACTATGTATATGATGGCAGCATCCGAAGCTGGCGAAGCTGCCCTTAAATCCCCACAGGGGAAAGAGGTTCTTGATAAGATCGACCTGATTATCAACAACCAACTAGATGAATTGGCTAAAAAGAAAGAAGAAAAATGAGCAACTACCTGCCTACTGATTATCAATCCTTCATCCATACATCACGCTATGCACGATGGATTGAAGCAGAAAATCGCCGCGAGACTTGGGGCGAAACTGTTGGCCGCTACATTAACCACATCATCCCTGATGGAACTGACCACAAGATTGCCCATGAGATTGAACAAGCAATCCTTGGTCTTGAAATCATGCCTTCTATGCGGGCATTGATGACTGCTGGTCCTGCACTGGAACGTGACAACACCGCTGGCTATAACTGTTCGTATCTGCCTGTTGATGATCCGAAGTCGTTTGATGAAGCTATGTTTATCCTGTTGTGTGGCACGGGTGTTGGCTTCTCTGTTGAACGACAGTATATCAGCAAGTTGCCAGATGTCCCTGAAAAGCTGTTTGAGAGCGACGATGTTATTGTTGTCAAAGACAGTAAGGAAGGTTGGGCCAAGTCACTTCGTAAGCTGATCGCTATGCTCTATGCTGGTGAAATTCCGAAGTGGGATGTGTCTAAGGTTCGTCCTGCTGGCGCTAAGTTGAAGACCTTTGGCGGTCGTGCCTCTGGCCCTGCCCCACTGGTGGAGTTGTTCCAATATGTGATCTTGAAGTTTGCTGGTGCTAAGGGGCGTAAGCTGAACTCCCTTGAGTGCCACGACATCATGTGCAAGATTGGTGAAGTTGTTGTTGTTGGTGGTGTTCGTCGTTCTGCTATGATTAGCCTGTCCAATCTGTCTGATGATCGTATGCGTCATGCGAAGTCGGGCAACTGGTGGGAAGGTCAGAAACAACGCGCATTGGCTAACAATAGCGTGGCATATACTGAGAAGCCCGACATGGAAACCTTCATGCGCGAGTGGCTCTCTCTTGTTGAAAGTAAGTCTGGTGAACGTGGTATCTTCTCTCGCCCTGCATCTAAGAAACAAGCTGAAAAGAGTGGTCGTCGTGACCCTAATTTTGAATTTGGTACAAACCCCTGTAGCGAAATCATCCTTCGCCCGTATCAATTCTGTAACCTCACCGAAGTCGTTGTACGAGCAACGGATACACTGGAAGACTTGGAACGGAAAGTAAAGCTGGCTACTATCCTTGGGACTATTCAATCTACCTTTACGCATTTCCCGTATCTGCGTAAAATCTGGAAGGATAACACTGAGGAAGAACGTCTGCTTGGTGTGTCGTTGACTGGCATCATGGATCACCCTGCCCTTAATGGAAACATCCACACTTCTAAGGCAGCTTGGTTTAGTTTTGATGAAGATAAGACCCTACCTCAAATCTTGGAGCATTTGAAGAATGTCGCTGTTGATACTAATGCTGAGTGGGCTAAACGCCTTGGCATCCCTGCTTCTGCTGCTATCACTTGTGTCAAACCTTCTGGCACTGTCAGCCAGCTTGTTGACTCTGCTAGTGGTATTCATGCTCGTCACAGCGAGTATTATATTCGCACTGTCCGTGGCGACAATAAAGACCCTCTGACGCAGTTTATGATCGACCAAGGTATCCCGGCAGAGCCAGATGTGATGAAGCCGGATGCTACGACTGTGTTCAGTTTCCCGATGAAGTCACCCAATGGGGCAGTTACTCGAAACGATATGACTGCTATCGAACAACTGGAACTGTGGTTGGTCTACCAGCGTCATTGGTGTGAACACAAGCCATCTATCACGGTTACTGTGCGTGACCATGAGTGGATGGAGGTTGGGGCTTGGGTCTATAAATACTTTGACGAAGTGTCTGGTGTGTCTTTCTTGCCACACTCTGACCATACCTATCAACAGGCACCTTATCAAGACTGCACTGAGCGTGAATACCTTGATGCTCTTGCTTTGATGCCTGAACGGATTGATTGGTCGCGTCTGAGTGAATACGAAACCGAAGACACTTCCAAGGGTACACAGACCTTTGCGTGTGTTGGTGGTGCTTGTGAGATTGTCGATCTGACGTAAGCGCAAGCGCAGCGAGCATTCTGCTCTTATACAACAAAAAGATACCCTGCTTAACTGTGGGGTATCCCCCTCAAAGGAAATTTAAATGATTGTTGACTTGATTTCTATTGCACTTCTTGGTTTCGTTGCCTATATGTCATGGAACCAACAAGAGCGTATCGAAGACCTTGAGTTGGTTGTTGGGGCTGTCCTTGATAGGCTTGGTGAAGAAAACCCACTAGAAGAAAGTGATGAAGAAGAATGAAGTGGTTTATCCTTGGTCGTGAGAACTGCATCTATTGTGAACGTGCAACAGATGAATTGAACAAACACGGTGAAGTCTACGAATACTTTGACTACACAGAAAACACAATGTACCTCAAACTTATGTTTGCTGCTAACTTGAAGACTGTACCTCAGATTTGGTATGGTGGACAGTACATCGGTGGATACGATCAACTATTGCAATTTTTTCAGAATGACATGCGAGACTCACAATGACCACCCAACCCCGTACCAAACGAACCACTAAGTTTAAGAATGCAACTGGTGAGGCATCTGCAAAGACTGTCCCTCTCGTTGCTCTTAACGACAACCAGAAACTCTATATTGATGCTCTCAAGTCTAGCCAACAGGTAATTGTACTTGGTCCTTCTGGTACGGGGAAGACTTACATTGCCACTACATATGCAGCCAATCTCTATCTTACCAAGCGTATTGATAAGATCATTATCACCCGTCCTGCTGTGTCTGTAGGTAAGAGCCTTGGCGCACTTCCCGGTGATCTTTCTGAGAAGTTTGGTCCTTGGTTGTCACCTGTGTTGTCCACCCTTGAAGAACAACTAGGACAAGGTGCATTTGAGACTGCTATCAAGAACAACAACATCCAGATGGCCCCACTAGAATACATGCGGGGATCGTCGTTCAAGGATGCGTTTGTTCTTGCTGATGAATGTCAGAACCTTGATGTTGCTCAATTCAAGATGCTTGTCACCCGTATAGGGGAAAACTGCAAGCTAGTGATGAACGGTGACATTCGACAGTCTGACATTAAGGAACAGTCTGGCTTGTCTAAGGCAATCCACCTTGCTAAGAAGTATCACATTGATGCGGCTGTTGTTGAGTTTACACTTGACGATGTGGTTCGTAGTGATGTATGTCGTCAATGGCTGAAAGCCTTCTATGAGGAAAACCTGTGAAAAAAGCTATCTGGAAAAAGTTTCCCCATATGGGCGAAGCGGTTGTTACAAAAGATGAAAGAGAGGATGAAGGCACAGTCACACTCAGGTTTGCCAACTTTGACTATTGGGGTGAAGATGACGGACACACTGTATGGGCGCATCAGGTAGAGTTTATAGAAACTACACCAATGCAAATCGTTGACCAATACCATGAGGATAAATTGACCAAAGACCCTGTTGCTAAACCAGCACACTACAACATCGGCACCATTGAGTGCATCGACTACATGAAGGACAACATGCCTTTTGAAGCCTTCAAAGGTTATCTGGAAGGTAATGCCAAGAAGTATCTGCACCGTTGGCGCTACAAGACGAAGCCTCTGGAAGACCTAAAGAAAGCACGTTGGTATCTTGATCGACTAATCCAAGAGATTGAGACTGAGGGCAACGATGCTTGAAATCTTGTTTGTCGTTGCAGTGGTAACGTTCATCCTCATCTACCCTAGTTCCATCGACTGAAAATAAAATGACCCCGGCAGGATTACAAAATGGGACAATGGGTGTATCGAAAACCAGAACCTTCGGACATCCAAGGTATCTGCGTTGTTTGTAACAACAACAAACAGCGTAAAAACTCAAAGGGTAAGTTTACTGCCCTCTGTAGGTCTTGTGATGAAAAAGTTCATGCCGGGGATAAGACTAGGGAAAGACGACGCAAAAAGGCTACAGCACGACAAAGACCTTATCTTAAGTATAAGAAAGGTTACTGTGAATGTTGTGGATTTCTGCCAAGCCTTTCTTGTCAATTAGATGTTGACCACATTGATGGCAACCATAAGAACAACTCACCTGAAAACCTTAAGACTTTGTGTGCTAATTGCCACAGGTTAAAAACGTATCTTGGTGAGGATTGGAAATAAAATAACCCCGGCAGGAAAATCAATTCCTGACCGGGGTTTTTCTTTATGCTTTGTTCTCTGGATCACGCTTGTACAGGTCGATGATGTCTCGCTTCACGTCTTTCAGATCAGTCTTGATTTCATTCATAATCTCACGATCTTCTTGACGACGAATATCCCTATCCTTGATTTCCACTTGAAGAAGTGCAATTTGTTTCTCGTTTGTAAGAACCCTTCGGACTAACCAAGTTACCCCTGCGAACATGGACGAGATTGCTCCTGCTACAAAATACTCTATATAGTTCATTTCTTAAAAATACCCCTGATGCCTCTAGCAATTTCATTAGGGGATGGTAACAACCACCCAAGGATCAATAGCAGGATCATCCAGATAGGGGTTTGTTGTATATTCACTTCATCAACTCTGTCGGCAACAACAGGTGAAGTTTGTTGAACAACATCCCTACCAGCTTCGATACGTTCCTGCTTTACTACTGCTTGTTGCACATTTTCTTTACCAGCTTGTACATTGGCTGCAACATTAGGACCACCACCTGTAAGAAGACTAAGTGGACCATCACAACCAGCCAAACTGATAAACAAAAGTAAGGCTAGTGCTTTCATCATAGACCTTTCATGCAGAGTTGTACTTTGCTATCTGAACGTCTATTCGCAAGACCCTGTACATTCTGACCACCAGCTTTGACCCACTTGCGTAGTTCGTTGCAGGCTTCCTTGTACTTACCTTGATTGGCTAAGTTCATCATGGTCGATGTACCAGCTTTATTGACACCCACATTGTAAGCTAGTTCCAACAAAGAGGCTTGTACCCCCACAGGGATATTTTGGTTCTTCATGTAAGGCTGCAAGTCTTTGTAGTATTCACCTACAGCCTTATTGAGCATTTGGAAACACTGTTCTTTGGTATAAGTGTCACCCATCTTTACGCCACGGGTTTCACCATAACACACAGTAGGAACTCCAACAATGTCCCTGTAAGCTGTAGTTTCCAGACCTTCCCACTTAGCGATGAATGGGGTTGCTAGGGCTAGGACAGCTACAGTAACTCCTGTAGCCACCTTGTTCTTAAGAGACATTGTTGTTATCCTTTACTCAGGCAAGACTACTTCTTCTGCAATACCTAGCGGACCTTCATCTGTCCACAACCAACGATCATGGATTTCAAAAGGGGGCAAGTCTTCACTATCAACAATACGATATGTTGTGTTAGCAGGGACGTCTTTTTCAGCAATCTGTTCTACTGTCAAACCGCAGTCAGTGACAGGGTAAAGAACAGAAATCCCAGTTTTGTTTTTGAAGATGACGAGTTTCATATTTTCTTACCTAAAGATTGCGACATGGACTTGGTTGGGGTTAAATCCGCCAGTGGTATTGGAGGTAAAGATATTTACACCAAAGTTTTGGACGTTGATTGTGGAGAGCGAAACCCCTGCAAAACTACCTGTTACACTTCCTGAAAGCGCATAGTTTGCATCAGGCATGTTGGTA